GGCACCATCTACATTGCTGAAGGCTTCGCCACCGCAGCCACCATCCATGAGATCACGCACCGCCCCTGCATCGTCGCCTACTCAGCCTCCAACATCGTTCCCGTCACCGGCACGATCCGGGACCGATACGGGGCCACGCAGGAGATCGTCATCGTGGCCGACAACGACGCATCTGGCACCGGCCAGAAATATGCCGATCAAGCCTCGGCCAAACACGGCGCGCGCGTTGTCATGATCCCGATCAATGGAGACGCAAACGATTATGTCCAGGCCGGTCACGATCTCAAGATACTGCTTAATCCACCGATCACCGACTGGCTGATCCCAGCAGATAGTTTCTGCCTCGAACCAGCTCCGATCCGCTGGCTGGTAAAACACTGGCTGCAAGAGGAAGCCCTTATCATGGTTCACGGACCATCAGGCGGCGGAAAGACCTTCGTGGTCCTCGACTGGTTCCTGCACATCGCGGCTGGGATAGGCGAATGGCATGGTCACAAGGTCAAGGCTGGCCCAGCCGTCTACCTAGCAGGCGAGGGCCATCATGGTCTGCGCTCCCGAGTCGCAGCTTGGAAGCAGCATCACGGTGCTGGTTCCCTTGATATGTGGATCTCCAAAGCCGGGTGCGATCTCAATACGCCAGAGGGATATGCCAGGGTGGTCGATGCCATCCGCGCATTACCAGTCGCACCCAGCGTCATCGGCATCGACACCCTGCACAGATTCTTGGCAGGCGACGAGAACAGCGCACAAGATGCCAAGACCATGATTGATGCCTGCGCGGCACTGATGCGGGAGTTTAACTGCTCGGTCGTTCTCGTCCATCACACCGGAGTTTCCGATGAGGCACAGCACAGGGCTAGGGGATCGTCGGCATGGAAGGGCGCGCTGGAGATTGAGATCAGCATCGTCCCAGCCAAGGGTGACGCTCCGCTCCAGATCGTCCAGCGCAAGTCCAAGGATGCCGAAGAGGCTGCAACCGTCTTTGCCAGCCTCAAACTGGTCCAGATCAAAGGCTGGCTCGATGAAGATGGCGAGCCTGTTTCAAGCGCAGTCCTGGTGGCTGAGGATGCTCCCGCAGAGCGAAAAAAGGAATCGAGGCTCGATGGGCATCGGAAATTGTTTGAAGGTGCATGGTGGGCAGCAGGTGCTGAAGTGGTCGATGGGATGCCTTATATCTCACGATCGGCGCTTCTTGATCACATCAAAATGAAGCTCGACATCAGCGAGGCATCGGCCAAACAATATGTCAAACCAAGCGTCCAGGATAAGCTCGTCGGAGCACTCACAATCGCTGAAATCATCGAACCAAAAGCACACGGATGGGCGGTAATTTGCCCAGTTACCGCTGGCGCTTTGATGATGGCGAAAAATGGGTGAAAACATGGTCGGTAATTACCGGTAACTAAAAAAAAGTTACCGCTGAAAGTGGCAGAAATCTGCGGTTTTTTAGAAGGCGGTAACTTAAATGGTAATTGAAATGGGGCAAGGCGTCGAGCGGTAACGTAACGTAACCCGCTCCTATAGGAGCGGTTACCAGTTACCGACGATGCGAACGATACCAATACGGGAGGAAATTAGAGAGATGGAAATAGATCAAATTCTGGAAGAGCGTGGATCGCGTTATGGCGAGTTTGAAGATCAGGCTAGGCTATCTCAGGCGCTCAAGGATATAATGAGGCACAGTCCAAATTGGGCGAAGCTGCCAAACGATATGAAAGAAAGCTTGGAGATGGTGGCGGTTAAGATGGCGCGGATTCTCAATGGCGATCCGGATCATATAGATTCCTGGCACGACATCGCTGGATATGCTCTGCTGGTGGTCGATAGGCTGGAGCGTTGCCAGAATGGCTCGCCTGATGTAAATGATCAGAACCAGACCGAGAACGGAAACTGAGATGATACCGAAGATTGAAACGCGCCTAGTCGCAGACCTGATCCCATATGCGTCTAACAGCCGCACCCACTCCGATGCCCAGGTAGCCCAGATCGCGGCGAGCATCAGGGAGTTCGGATGGACCAATCCAATCCTCATCGATGGCGATAACACCATCATTGCCGGCCACGGTCGCCTGCTGGCGGCGCGTAAGCTCGGCATGGAGGATGTGCCGGCCATCATCCTTGATCATCTATCCAAGGCCCAACAGCGCGCACTGGTGATCGCTGATAACCAACTGGCGCTCAATGCCGGGTGGGATATTGGAATGCTCAAGGCTGAGATTGAGGATTTGAACCTTGAAGGATTCGATCTTGATCTGCTGGGGTTTGATGAGCGTGAATTGGCTAATTTCATTCTTGAAGTCAATTTTGAGCCTGGAACTGAAGATGATCAAGGCAAGCTAGATGAGCTTGAGCCAAAGATGGTGATCTGTCCTCACTGCCAATCGGAGTTCGATTTTCGTGCAGCCGCAGCTTAAAATAGATTGGGCAACCCATGCTGCGGCGAAATATGCTTGTGAGAATTGGCATTACAGTCGGTGCGTGCCTGCTGGGAAACTGGTTAAGATTGGTGCATGGGAGGCTGGCAAGTTTATTGGTGTGGTGATGTTTGGGCGTGGGGCAAACTGTAATATGGTCAAAGGTTATGGCTTGGGACAAGATCAGGGATGTGAACTGGTAAGAATTGCTTTGAAATCTCATCAAACACCAGTTTCAAAGATTGCAGCTATGGCTATGCGCTTTCTTAAAAAGCAAAGCCCTGATCTTAAGTTGATTGTTTCTTATGCTGATCCAGAGCAGGGACATCATGGTGGAATCTACCAAGCTGGCAATTGGATATACAAGGGATTATCGGCATCAGCCTTGAAAGTTTGGTATAATAAGAAATGGTCACACAAAAAAACTGTTGATGATGCTGGAGTTGATCAATCAAATCTAATAAAGAAACGAGTTGCAGGGAAGCATACCTATCTCATGCCACTTGACGCCGAAATGCGTGAGCGTATTTTGCCACTAGCAAAACCATACCCTAAGCGTGCGAAAGATCAGGCATCAGAGGTCCACTCTGATCTGGGCGGCGAGACTCCGACCCGCACGCTCCAAACTTTGGAGGCAAGTTAATGCCCCACATTAACCTAACCGCAAAGCAGGAAGCGTTCTGTCAGGGCATCGCTGATGGGCTGGGCCAGGCTGAATCTTATCGTGCGGCTTATGCTGGCAATAACATGGGTGACAGCAGCATCTATCCGCTGACCAGTCGCATGATGAAAAATGCCAAGATACTAGCAAGGATCACTGAGCTGCGCGAAAGCGTTCAGGAAAAGCAGCTTTGGTCCCGCGAAATGTCGGTCAAGGCTCTGGTCGCTGCGTACCGCGAAGGCACAGGATCGGTGAAGGTTTCGGCGGTTAAGGAGCTTAATGCGATGCATGGATACAACGAACCGGCGAAGCTCAATATCAGCGGGAACATGGTTACACGCATTCAGCGCCAGGTGATTGATGGCACAGACGCTGACGATTAAGACCCCTCGCTGGTTCAAGCCGCTCCTCGATCCATCCCGCTACAAGGGCGCACATGGTGGTCGTGGATCTGGCAAGTCCCATGCCTTTGCTGAGGCCATGATTGAGGCGCACGTGATCGATCAAAAACGTCGATCGGTTTGCGTGCGCGAGATCCAGAAGTCTTTGGCGCAGTCGGTCAAGCGCCTGCTCGAACTCAAGATCGAGCAGCTTGGCGTGCAATCCTATTTCGAAATCCAAGAGAGCCAGATCAAATCGCGGCACGGGGATGGCCTGATCATCTTCCAGGGGATGCAAAACCACACCAGCGATTCCATCAAGTCTCTCGAAGGTTATGACTGCGCCTGGGTGGAAGAAGCTCAATCGCTCTCTCAAAGGTCGCTGGACCTATTGCGTCCGACAATCCGTAAGCCTGACTCCGAGCTGTGGTTCACCTGGAACCCGCTCAACAACAGCGATCCTGTCGATGCGCTGTTGCGTGGCGATAGTCCGCCACCAAACGCGATCGTGCGCGAGGTCAATTACAAAGATAACCCGTGGTTTCCTAACGTCCTTAAAGCGGAGATGGAGTATGACCGAGGAAGAGATCCGGACAAATATAAACACGTTTGGCTGGGCGGATACGTTGCGAATTCTGAGGCACGAGTATTTCGCAACTGGCGCGTCGAGGAATTCGAAACTCCTGAAGATGCGACCCATCGCTTTGGCGCGGACTGGGGTTTTGCTTCTGATCCTACCGTTCTTGTGCGTTGTCACCTTGTTGGCCGCACTCTTTACGTGGACCACGAGGCGTATCGCGTCGGCTGCGAGATCATGGATACGCCAGATCTTTTCCTGACCGTTCCTGAATCCGAGAAGTGGCCGATCGTCGCTGATAGCGCCAGGCCGGAGACGATCAGCCATATGCAGCGGCATGGATTCCCGAAGATCATGCCAGCCGTCAAAGGCCCGAAGTCGGTCGAGGAAGGTGTTGAGTGGCTCAAGAGTCATGACATCGTTGTGCATCCGCGTTGCAAACACACCATTGATGAATTGACCTGTTACAGTTACAAGACCGATGGCCTCACCGGAGCAATCTTGCCAGTTCTCGCAGATCGTGATAACCACTTGATTGACGCATTGCGTTATGCGTGCGAGGCAAGTCGTCGTGCAGTCCCTAAAAAGGCTGTTGAGTTCACGCCAATGGCGACAATGAGTAGGTGGTAAATGGCTAGACCGACCAGAGATCAACGACTTGGCAACGTGCATGAAGCCGCGTTGAACGAGTTTGATCGCTGCCAGTCGGTGATGCGTGACGAGCGTCTGCAATGTCTCCAGGACCGCAGATTCTATTCAATCGCTGGGGCGCAGTGGGAAGGCCCACTTGGCGAGCAGTTCGAGAACAAGCCGCGCTTCGAGGTGAACAAGATCCACATGAGTGTGATCCGCATCATCAACGAATACCGCAACAACCGGATCGCTGTTGATTTTGTCTCCAAGGATGGCTCCAAAAACGACAAGCTGGCCGAAGCCTGCAACGGACTATACCGCGCCGATGAACAGGACAGCGTGGCCGATGAGGCGTTCGACAATGCCTTCGAGGAAGGTGTTGGCGGTGGCTATGGTGCCTGGCGTCTCCGCACGACTTACGAAGATGACGAAGATGATGATAACGAAAAGCAGCGCATCCGCATTGAGCCGATCTATGACGCGGACAGTTCTGTATTCTTTGATCTAGATGCGAAGAAGCAGGACAAGTCGGACGCCAAGTATTGCTTCGTCCTCTATTCAATGACCCGTGCATCTTACATTGACGAATACGATGACGATCCGGCCAGTTGGCCGAATATTATTCACCAGTCGCAATTCGATTGGAACACTCCGGATGTAGTTTACGTTGCGGAATATTACCGCGTCGAGGAAGTGCGCGAGACAATCCGCATCTTCCAGACCATCGAAGGCGAGGAAGAGCGTTATACCCAGGCCGACTTTGACGCAGACGAGACGCTAGAGGAAACGCTGTTCAGCCTCGGCACCATTGAGATGCGCCAGAAGCGCGTCAAGCGGCGCAAGATCCACAAGTACATCATGAGTGGCGGCGGCATCCTTGAGGATGCTGGCTACATCGCTGGTAAGAATATCCCAATCGTCCCGTATTATGGCAAGCGTTGGTTCGTCGATAACGTCGAGCGTTGCATGGGCCATGTGCGCCTGGCGAAAGATCCGCAGCGCCTCAAGAACATGCAGCTATCCAAGCTCGGTGAGATCAGCGCGCTAAGTTCCATCGAGAAGCCGATCCTCATGCCTGAGCAAGTGGCCGGTCATCAGATCATGTGGGCCGAGGATAATATCCGCAACTATCCTTACCTCCTGATCAACCCGATCACTGGCCCGAATGGTGAGACGCAGGCCGCTGGTCCTGTCGCCTATACCAAGTCCGCTGCGATCCCGCCCGCAATGGCTGCGCTACTCCAGCTCACCGAAATTGATATGGCGGAAATCCTCGGCAACAATCAGCAGGCCGAAAAGATGGTGTCTAACATCAGCGGCAAGGCTGTCGAGCTGATCCAGACGCGCCTGGACATGCAGAGTTTCATCTACATGACCAACATGGCTAAATCCATGCGGCGCTGCGGTGAAATCTGGTTATCGATGGCGAAAGACGTTTACGTTGAGGAAAAGCGTAAGATGAAGGCCATCGACCAGATGGACCAGGTATCTTCCGTTGAACTCATGAAGCCGATCATTGATCAGGAAACCGGCGAACTGGCGTATGAGAACGATCTCAGCAAGGCCACCTTTGATGTGTCGGTCGATGTTGGCCCGTCCTTTACCAGCCGCAGGGACGCAACCGTGCGCGCCCTCACCGGCATGATGCAAGTCACGTCCGATCCTGAAACGCAGATGATCCTCCAGTCGATGGCGATCATGAACATGGATGGCGAAGGCATTGGCGACATTAAGGACTTCTTCCGGACCAAGCTCGTGCAGATGGGCGTGATCAAGCCAACCGAGGAAGAGCAGCAGGCGATGATGGAGGCTATGGCTCAAGGCCAGCAGCCTGATCCGCAGTCGGTCTATCTCATGGCAGCAGCCGAGGAGGCCCAGGCCAAGTCCATTCAGGCTCAGGCCAATGCAGAATACAGCCTGGCCCGCGCTGAGGAAAGCAAGGCAAAGACTATGGAGACGCTCTCCACCATCGACATTGATCAGCGCAAGTCTGCAATCGAGACGGCTGAAAAGATTGGGGCAGCGTTGCAGCCCCGAGTGAATGTGGTCCCATCCGCCACGCAATTCGGATGAGTTTGACGGGGTACTTATGAAAACGGCAGAACTGGAGAACAGCACGCTCGATGATATCGAGATCGACACCGGAGCCAATGAAGCAGCCAACGATGAGAACAATTCCGTCGAGGCTGACGATGATGGCGATGGTGAAGATGATGTGCTTGTTTCGATAGGTGAGGAATCGCCACCTCAAGAGGAAGAAGTTCGTGCGCCAGCATGGGTGCGCGAGTTGCGTAAATCCAATCGGGAAAAAGAACGAAAGATTCGCGAACTAGAGGCACAGATCAACACCGCAGCGACTGAGATCAAGCCGGTCGCACTTGGTAAGAAGCCCAGCCTCGAAGATTGCGATTACGATTCCGAAGAATATGAAAACAAGTTGTCCGCCTGGTACGACGACAAACGCATTCATGATGCGTCCGAAGCCGAAGCAGTGGCCCAGCGAGATGCTGAATCCAAAGCTTGGCAGGGCAAACTTAATTCATACGCGAAGGCGAGAGCCTCGCTGAAGGTGCATGATTATGAAGATGCCGAGGCAGTCGCCTTGGAAGCGTTCAGTATCACGCAGCAGGGAATCGTTATCCAAGGTTCTGACAATCCCGCGTTGATAATTTATGCGCTCGGCAAAAATACTGTGCGCGCAAAGGAACTGGCCTCAATCACCGACCCTGTGAAATTTGCCTTCGCGGTCGCAAAACTGGAGACTCAGTTGAAAGTTACAAATCGCAAGGCAGCAGCATCGCCTGAACGCACCATCTCCAGTGGAGGTGGCCGCATCTCTGGCAGTGTGGACTCAACCCTAGATCGCTTGCGTGACGAAGCCTTGAAGACCGGAGACTTATCAAAGGTCATGGCTTATAAACGCAGTAAAAAATCAAACTAATTTGGAGTAATTACAATGGCTAACGCATTTTCCAAAGAAGAGATCGTTGCCTTCGAGAACATTCTCGAAGGTTTTAACGATGCTCTTATCCTCTCGAAGAACATCACTATCTACAATACCAACGGCGTAACGATGGAACGCGCTCGTGACACCATGTGGCGTCCGCAGCCTTACATCGCTCAGTCGTTCACTCGGACCGTTGGCAGCTCTATTGCTTCTAACGTTTCGACCATGACACAGCTTTCGGTTCCTTCGACCTTGGGCTTCAGCCCTTGTTCGGCTTGGGAAATGAACGCTCTGGAACTGCGCGATGCGTTGCAGGAGGGCCGTCTTGGCGACTCTGCAAAGCAGAAGCTGGCTTCTGACATCAACCTGTCCGTTATGGATCTGGCTTCTGCTCAGGGCACGCTTGTTGTTGACGTGGCAACCGCTGCTGGCACTTATGATGACATTGCACTTTGCGACAGCATCATGAATGAGCAGGGTGTTATGTCGGAAGATCGCTACCTCGCTCTGTCAAGCCGCGATTATAACGGTATGGCCGGCAACCTGGCGGTGGCGACCCGTTCGTTCACCGGCAACAAGTCGGCTAATGCGTATGAGCGCTCGTTCGTCGGTGAAGTCGCAAGCTTCTCAACCTACAAGCTGGACTATGCGAACCGCTGCGCTGCAAATGCTGCAACACCTACGATTGCTACCAATGGCGCTCAGGTTCGGTATGTTCCGCAGGCGACCACCGCTAGCGTTGCAGGCGTCCTGAACGTTGATAACCGCTATCAGACCGTCACCGTCTCCACGACGACTGGCACTGTTGCGGGTGATGCGTTCACGATTGATGGCATCGAAGCCGTTCACCACATTACCAAGCGTTCGACTGGTGAACTGAAGACCTTCCGCGTCATTGAGATTTTGACCGGAACCACGATGATCATCAGCCCGCCGATCATCGGTGCCAATTCCACGCCAACCGATGCTGAGCTTCAGTATCAGAACGTGGAAGTGGTTTCGACTTCGGCAACTGCTCCGATCAACTTCCTGAACGTTGCTGCCACAAACATTAACCCGTTCTGGCGCAAGGACTCCATCGAACTGCTCCCAGGTCGTTACGCTGTGCCCGATGGCGCTGGTGTTGACGTCATGCGCGCTTCGACGGATCAGGGCATTGAGTTGGTTATGACCAAGCGTTTCGACCCGCTGACGTTCCAGACCCTTTACACGCTGGATACGCTCTACGGTGTCGTGATGACCAACCCTGAAATGGCGGGCATCCTGCTCTTCAATCAGACCTAACTGGGGACGGGGAGGCTTCGGCCTCCCCAACTTCCGCAATCAGGATTGTTCAAGATGCCGCTTAAAAAAGGTTATAGCCGGTCCAGCATCGGCAAGAACATCAAGATGGAAGAGGGATATGGCCGCCCGAAAAAGCAGGCTGTCGCCATCGCTCTTAACGTCGCTCGTGACGCTGCGATGAAGGCCGGCAAGCCATCAAAGGCTCCCAAACGGAAGGCAAAGAAATGAAGATGGGACTCTACGCAAACATCAATGCGAAACAGAATCGCATCAAGTCTCAGAAGGCGGCTGGCACGAAGGTGGAGCGGATGCGCAAGCCTGGCAGTAAAGGCGCACCGACAAAGGCTGACTTTGTTGCATCGGCAAAGACTGCCAAGCCGATGAAGGGCAAAAAGAAGTGACCGACTTCCCGACGATCCTTTACCGCACGCCTGGGCCGCACAGGAAGCCTCGCGGTGGCACCTATAAGACCATTGGCGCTGCCGATCAGGCGGCGTTTGCTGATCTGACCAGCAAGGGCTGGTTTCCGTCTTATGAGGATGCTGTGGCCGGCAAGGTTGTAATTGACGAAGTGTCCGCCCCGACGCGCCAGGAACTGGAATCCAAGGCCAGCGAACTTGGGGTATCGTATGATGGCCGAACTTCTGATAAGAAGCTGGCAGAACGCATCGCAAAGGCTTTGGAGGCCTGATCATGGGATACACCAAGCGCCAGTTCATTACCGGAGCCTTCGAGGAGATCGGGCTTGCGGATTACGTGTTCGACTTGCAGCCGGAACAGTTGCAGTCGGCTCTGCGGCGCTTGGACGCAATGATGATGGAGTGGAATGCTCAGGGCATCCGCCTTGGTTTCCCCATCGCCAGCAGCCCACAAGATAGCGATCTGGACACGCCAGCCGAGACGCCAGACAGCGCATGGGAGGCGGTGATCACCAACCTCGCGATCCGTATCGCTCCTGGCTACGGCAAGTCCGTTTTGCCCGATACCAAGATCATCGCCAAGAACGCATTCAACACGCTCTTGATGCGCGCCACCTTCCCGCTTGAAAAGCAGTTCCCGGAGACGATGCCAATCGGGCAGGGCAACAAGCCTTGGCGCTGGACGAACCCATATGCCTATGTGCCTTACATTCCCCTAGCTGCTGGCCCAGATGGCCCGATTGAATGGAGTTAGCCAATGCCGACGATCAACCAACTCGCGTTAATCACGCAGCTTTCGAGCGGCGATAACATTGTCCTGTATGTTCCCACTCAGGGCGATAGCAGGCGCGCCTCGCTCACCACGCTGATTGCATTCATCGAAGAGAACTTTGGCGCGGTCGTCTGCACCAGCATGCAAACCACACCGACCACATATGCTCAGTTGCCGACTGCCGTGGGCATTGCCGGCACTCGCGCATTTATCACGGATAGTTCATCCACCACATTCGCGGCGACGGTTGCTGGCGGTGGTGCTAATATCGTTCCGATCTATAGCGACGGAACTAACTGGAAGGTCGGTTAAGATGATTATTCAGCCAGGTCTCACACAGATTATCACTGACGTTATCGTTCCTGTCGGGGAATACATTAGCGTCGGGAATGTGGGCAATGATGCCACGACCGTTTCGCTCAAGCCACTCGGTCCAGTAAACTATGAATCCTACACCCAGATCGCTTCGCTTTCTAACAGCGCAGAGATGTTTGGCCCTTATCCAGTTGATCGCACTGTGCGTATCGTCAGCGGACTTCAGTCGATAGCGCAATACGATGTAGGCGCTCAACCAACGCTGCGTGACTTCCCGCCTTTGACAATCGGCAGCCTTGAGCCTGTTAGCCTTGTCGAGCCAGCAGCTACCTTTGTAACGCTTACCTATGACGATGATGCGGGTGACGTAAAGCTGGTAAGTGCCGGCGTTCATGGCCTTACAAACGCAGTATCGCAAGGCTCTGACCTTTATATCACTTGGACGGGTGGAACGGCGACCACAGGCTTTTATGAAGTTTTAGACGCTGATACAGATACTAAGGAGGTAACCATTGACCTACCTTACGTTTCGTCAACCGTAACGATTACCATTGCTGCACCTGGCGTAGTCACTTGGACAGCACATGGCCTGTCGGTGAATGACACCATTCGCTTTACCACTACGGGTGCATTGCCTACTGGATTGGCTATCAACACCACATACTATGTCAAGGAAGTGCTTTCAGCCAACACCTTCACAGTGTCTACATCAGCAGGCGGCGCAGCAGTCACCACCAGCGGTTCGCAGTCTGGGACACAAACTGCTCTCGTTTGGTATGGTGTGGCAGTTGTTGCGGTAGCCAACACAGAAATTACTGTAGCATCCGTCACAGTCCCTGGCTGGTCGATGGGCGTTGGCGGCAGTATGGAGATTGATGCTCTGTTCTCGCTAACCAACAACGCTACAGTTAAAACCTTGGGCATGACATATGGCGGCGGCGTTATCTTAGCTGCTGCTGGGGCAAGCAATGCCAGCGCGTCTGTTCAGAAGCTACTATACAATCGTGGCGGCTCACAAGTTGTCAGCAACTCAACGACTTCTGTAGGTCATGGCCTATCGACTGGTGCAAACGTGTTCCTGAACGTCGATGCTACAGTAGACCAGACATTTGCAATCACTGTAAAGCCAGCGACTGCGAATAACCTCATGCGGCTTGAGGCATTTAAGCTTCATATTAGCTTCTGATGAAAAAGGATTCGCGTCTTACTCGTGCTGGTGTCGCTGGTTATAACAAACCAAAGCGCACGCCTGGGCATCCGAAGAAGTCGCATATCGTTGTCGCCAAGGTTGGTGATGAGATCAAGACGATCCGATTCGGCCAGCAGGGTGCCAATACCGCCGGCAAGCCAAAGGCTGGCGAGTCTGATGCGATGAAGGCCAAGCGCGCATCCTTCAAGGCGCGGCACGGTGCCAACATCGCCAAGGGTAAGATGAGCGCAGCGTTTTGGGCTGACAAGGTGAAGTGGTAATATGGTCCAGATTCCAATCCTGAACGGTATCTACACGGACAACGGGCCGGACTTTCGCACGTCTTATCCGGTCAACATGGTGGCCGTGCCAAAGACGAATGGCATTAGTGAAGGATTCCTGCGTCCTGCCGATGGCATCGTTGCCAACGGAACTGGCCCAGGCACTGATCGTGGAGGCATCAACTGGAACGGCGTTTATTATCGCGTCATGGGATCAAAGCTGGTCGAGATCGACAACAACGGCGCTGTCACCGTGCTTGGCGATGTTGGCAACGATGGTCTGCTAGTGACGCTTGATTACAGCTTTGAACTTCTTGGTATCGCCAGCAATGGCAATCTGTTTTTTTATGACCCGGCAACCTCAATTCTAGCACAGAACACCGATCCCGATCTTGGCGTGGTGATTGATGTCGTCTGGGTGGACGGCTACTGGATGACAACAGACGGAGAGTTTCTTGTTGTCACAGAGTTGAATAACCCGTTCGCTGTTAATCCGCTCAAATATGGCTCGTCCGAAGCCGATCCTGATCCGGTGGTTGCGCTGCTTAAACTACGCAACGAGGTCTATGCGCTCAACCGCAACACCATCGAAGTGTTCAATAACGTTGGTGGCGATCTGTTCCCGTTCCAACGCATCGAAGGCGCTCAGATCGAGGACGGCGCAATCGGTACGCAGGGATGCTGCAACTTCATGGAGAGTATCGCGTTCCTCGGTAGCGGATTTAATGAAGCGCCTGGCATTTATATGGGCGTCAATGCCATCGCCAATAAGATCAGCACGCAAGAGATTGACGACATTCTTCTGGAATATACTGAAACGCAATTATCGTTGGTGAAATTAGAAGCTCGTAATGATCGGGCGCACGAATTCCTTTATGTCCACCTCCCCGACAAGACATTGCTTTTTGATGCAGCCGCAACGGAGCAGATCAAGCAGCCAGTCTGGACAATACTAACCAGCAGCATCGTCGGTGATAGCAGGTATCGCGCTCAGAATTTTGTGTGGTGCTTTGACAAATGGCTCATCGGAGATCCGACAACCAGCAACATCGGATATATGGTCAAGGACATTTCATCCCATTACGGGGTTGCAGTGCGGTGGGAGTTTGGGACGACCATCGTTTATGCGGCAGGCCGTGGCGCAATATTCAACAGCCTTGAACTTGTCGGACTGACTGGCTCTGTAGCGTTTGCAGAAGATCCGACTATCAACACCAGCTATTCCGTTGATGGGCAAAACTGGAGCCAGCAGAAGTTCATCAACGCAGGAACGATAGGTCAACGCGCCAAGCGCCTAGTCTGGTTCCAGCAAGGGTGGATGCGGAATTGGCGCATACAGCGATTCCAAGGAACCTCAGACGCTCATATATCGTTTGCCAGGCTAGAGGCGGCGATTGAGCCGATGGCGTTCTAATGGCAATTCAGAAGCTAAATCTAAGCCGCGACCAACTTGCCTCGTTCCTTCAGAACTTTGAGCAGATCAAGCAGTTCGAGAACCTGTTTAGCACGGTCGACACAATCAGCACGGTGACGATTGATGAGATAGGAATTACGGCTGGCAGTGCCTTTGCGACTGCCAACGAGGCGCTATCCGGCATTGCAACGCTAAACGATCTGGTCGCTCCGCTAGTCGTTGCCCCACCACCAACTGGTGGTACTGTAACGAGCGTGGGCCAGACCTTTACGGGCGGATTGATATCCGTTGCCGGGTCACCAATCACTACGTCTGGAACCTTGGCGCTCACGGTTGCTGGTACGTCGGGCGGTATCGTTTATTTCTCAAGCGGCACAACGTGGGCAACGTCTGCTGCTCTAGCCGCCAGCGCGATTGTTCTAGGCGGCGGTGCGGGTGCAGCACCAGCCACTACCACCACCGGCACCGGAGTAGTCACGGCCCTTGGCGTCAACACCGGCA